GACCGTCGCGGAGCCGCCCTGCTGGGCGTTCGCGTACTCGATGATCGCGGGGTGGTTCGGCAGCGCGCCGCGGTCAGCGAGCAGGAGAGCGACGACGCCAGCGAGCTGCTCAGTGGCGAGCTCATTGGCAAAACTGGTAAGGGTAACTTCGTTTCCCATCGGGGCAGTCTCCGCAGAGGTATCAAGGGGGTTGATGCCTACTGCGGGTTTGACCGGACCCGGAACCGTGGTGGCGCTCCTATGCTAGCGCATAGGCGACGGGAGATGTCAAGACTTCCCGCCATTCCACGGCATACCGGTCAGCCTGGCCAGCTCCTGCCAGTTGCCGGACTCGCGAGCGGCCTTGAGCAACGCGTCGGTCGCATTGCCTCCGACGGCAGGAGCAGACCGCTGTGCGGGTGCTGGCTTCGGAGTCGGAGCAGCCTTGCTGCCGAGGTACGGAGCCAGCCCGGCAGGGACCTTCGCGTTTTCCGCGCCGAACGCTTGCAGGTACTCAGCAATCGACGCGGGCTTCCCGTCGTCCGGCAGCGTGCCGTACAGAGCGCGGGCGACCGCCTGCCCTTCCGGGTCGGTGAGGCCAGCGCCGAGCATGGCGCGCTCGTCGGACCAGACCGCCTCCTTCTGCGCGTGCTCCGCCTTCAGCGATTCGATCTGAGAGTTCAGCGCCGTTGACGCCGTGGCGTGCGTGTCGAGCTGCTGAGCGTAGCCCTCGACCTTGCCGCGGAGGTCCCGGCGCTCCCGTCGGAGTTCAGCGATGGTGGCGATAAGCGCGGCCTTGTCCTGGTCGGCCAACACCTTCCCATCGGGCTCAGGCGTCGGGTCGGGAGTCGGGGTCGGATCGTCGCTCATTCGGTGGTCATCCCTTCTCGCATCGTTCGGATCACGGCCGCAGCACCCTCGGGCGGGATGCCGACAAACTCGATAAGCATCTGCTCCGCAGCGGCCTTGGTGAGTTCGCCGACACCAACCGCGATGACAATGTCCTTCGCCGCTGCGACCTGTGCGCCGTTCAACTGGTCCGGTGCTGTCTCGGCGGACATCGCAGCAATCGACGCCAGCGCGTCGTCCTCAGTGGCCCCGGGGTGCAAGCGCATCCACGCTTCGACTCGCGTCATCAGCCCGGCGTCTCGAAGTTCGCGCACCTCGTCCACCATCGCCCTTCGCTCCTGCGGCGAGATGGGCAGGCCGCGGTATTCGATGCGGACCGGCTCGACAGGCAGCCCGAGCAACTGCGCGGTCTTCGTCAGTACCAGAGCATCGGAGCGAGCAAAGAGCGGCTCGTAGACCCGCTGTGCCTCGCGGATGGCGTCTCTCTGGACTGCGAGCGAGTAGCCCGACCTGATGTCGCTGCTCTGTCGCGTCACGTCCACTCGGAGCCCGGCAGACTCCACCAGACGCTCCTCGTAGGTTCGGATCGCGCCGATGAGCACGTCGGGGTCCACCGGAGGCGCCCACTGCCCGATGACGGGCTGCCCGCCGTCCTCGCTGGCTCGCATCTGGAGCACCGTCGCCGGGTCAGGGATGATCTCCCGCGTCGTCGTCGATGGGTTGTCGCTGTCGACCTCGGCACCGTCGATCTCGACTCCAGCAGTGTACCGCTGAGCCCATGCACACGTTCGGACGACGTGGCCCCAGTAGGTCAGATACACGCCGAGCAGGAGCGAGCCCTCGACGATCTCAGCGCCCGTGTGGGCGTCCCAGAGCGTTCCCGTCTCCGCGGCGTGGTACAGGACCACCGGCATGATGGCTGCGCCGTCAGCGTCTCGGAACGGATACGACTTGCCGCGGAAGATGCCGCCGAGCACCTCCTCCGACACGTCCGTCCCGTCCGGCTTCCGCGCCTCGTAGATCTCGTTCTCCACGTCCCACGTCACCCGGACCCAGCCGACCCCGGGGTGCGTCCGCGTGTAGGTCAGCCGCACCGGCTGCGACGGCTCGCCCGGAGCGGCAACGCCTTCGAGCAAGTCCGGGAAGAGCGGCGTGTACACCGGCTTGCCGTCGATGATCTCGATCGCCATGCCCAACTCACGGAGCGCGAGCGTGTCCCGCTGGCCTCGCTGCATCAGAGACCAATACCCGGCCTCCGCCACCACCGCCGCCGTCTCGTCCATGCCGAAGATTGCAGGCGACTCCGCGTACATCCGGGAGACGGTCTCCCAGAGAGACAGGTACGGATTCGCGCTCAAGTCGGGAGCGCCCCAGACCTTCGCCCGCGTCGAGCCCACATGCTCCTGGATGGCCCTCCGAAGGTCCATCTCCTGCATTGAGTACAGCAGCCGGCGCCGCCTCCGCGTGTGGTCCCAGCGGCCTGACTCGGAGGCGTCCTGCGGTCCGGGAGGCTGGGCGAGTCCGGCTGCGGAATCTGGCATGGTCAGCATGGACAGCAGCCTACCGCCCCGCATATCCCGGGGCAACTGTCAACACTTGCGGCATGCAATCATCCTGCCCGGAGCACGGCGCGCGGGCCGCGGTGGCGAGCGAAGATGTAGCCCTTCAGCGCGTACCGGACGGCGTCGATGCGGTCCTTCGCCGGGTGGCGGGTGTCGAGGTCCCACGTCTGCATGGCTTCGATGACGGGCAGCGCCCGCGGGTGGACCATGAACCGGCCCTCCGCAAGCCGCTCGTACAGGTAGCGGCAGCCCGCCATCACCATCCCGGCAGCAGCAGCGCCGTCCTTGACGTTCTTCAGCCGAGGCTGGAGCGCGCGGTAGCCGATTCCCATGTGCCTTGCAAGCGCCTTGCCGGTCTCGATGTTCGACCTGTACCCGTAGCGGGACTGGACCGGGTTGTCCCCGTAGACCTCGTCGATATCGGACCAGACGATTCCGTGCGCGTCGAGCATATCGAGGATGAGCCGAGCGAACTGCTTGTTAGTCATCACGCCGGAGACGACGACGCAGTCCCGCACGAAGATGACCTCCTCCGAGCGGCCCTTGTCGTCTTTGATTTGCTGAACCTGTGTCAGCACAGCGACCTGTCCGTGGTCGCGGTTCGCCGCCGCATAGTCGATGCCGAGGCACCAGCGGACCTGCCCGCGCTGAGCGTCGAGGCGCACCTCCGAAGAGACGTGGACGCGAGGGTCGAAGATGTCGAAGAAGACGCCCTCCGGCCGGATGTTCCACTCGCCGTCGAGCACGACAGGAGCGAACGCGGACGGCACCTTGCGCCACTGGTCTTTGATCCAGTCCGCATCCATCAACGTACCGTCCTCCTCGCGGAACGGCTCTGGCGTAAACGTGTCGGTTGGCCTCGGAACGGGTGTCAGATTCTCGGCGGTCAGCAGCGCGTGTACCTCGCTGATGACGCCCTCCTCCACAGCCTGCTCAATCCAAGAGCAATCGATGTTGACCGGAGTCAGCGACAGGCAGAGCGACCCTCCGGTGCGGGTGAGCCGTCGGTCGAGTTCGCGGTATATCTCCGGCGTCGTCGGCTCGTCGATGAGCACATAGTCCAACGTCGCGCCCTGGAGCGCTGTCGGCCCCTGCTTCGTTGTCTTGAATCGAACTACCGAGCCGTTCTTAAAGACGCATGCCGGGTTGTCCTTGCCGTATCCGTTGCGGCTGGTGTACCGCGACGAGGCGGCGACATCGACCATCCCGGCAGGGCACAGGAAGTGGAACTTGCCCATGATGGCGACGGCCTGACTCCAACTGGTACAGACCACCCACGCCTCGATGGGCGGCGCCTTTGTCTCGTAGTGCGGATGCGTGCCGGTCGCCCTCCAGATGACCTCCGCGAGGGCAGACCACGACTTGCCAAGCTGGTTCCCAGCGCGGAAGAGCTTGCGCTTCGCCTGTAGTCGGTGGATGGCGTCCTGTGGTGGCGTCCATCGGATCCACCGGAGCGGGTCATCCTCGAAAGACGCCGTGACGCCGCGCAGAGCCGCCAGCAGCGACGACACTAGTGGACCGTCCGCCCCACCCCCTCGAGGATGCGAGAGCGGACAGCAGGCGGCAATGCGCGCAACTCAGCGACGGCCAGTGCGATGACCTCTTCCTCGGACGCAGGAGCCTGCTCCCGCTGAGCAGCCCGGATGGCCCGGATCACAGCAGCGATGCCGCGCTCTTCGCGGTGCAACTTCTCCGCCGCTACCCACGACTCGCCGGCCTCCGCCTTGCCCCGAAGGCGGGCCACCGTCATCAACTCCAGCCGAAGCGCAGAGTCCTCGTCGTCGCAGTCCGCAGACGCTAGCGCCTCGTCGATGGCTCGCTCTGCTGCGAGGTCGGGGTCCTCTGGCGGCGTGTCTCGCTGGCGTCGTGGCATGGGTCCTACGCTACCGCCCGACCCGCAAGCCGGGCAAGGCTCATCAGAAGTGGGTCAGTGCTGACCCGTTTTTTCTAAGTTTCGCGCGCGAAAATCGACAGTCA